GAAAAACACCTATACGTTTTTAAACAATGGAGTATTCCTCAATAATATCATCCGTAATTACCGCATTAGCAACATTGCTAGCTGTCTGGTTGAGTAGAAGATTAAATTCAAAAAAATCAGATCCAGTTATCGAAGACACTTTTAAAAGCTCTAATGTATATACTGCTCTAAACTACACTATGGAGGAATTAAAATCAGATAGAGCATATGTATTAGAATTTCATAATGGCAGTCACTATTATTCTGGAAGAGGGCAAAAAAAATTCAGCTGCACACACGAAACAGTGGAAGAAGGTATTAGCCCACAATGCAATATATCTCAAGAACATAGAGTATCTAATTATCACGGATATGTTTCTGAATTAATTGAAAAAGAAAGTTTCATTTATCAAGATGTAAATTTAATTGAAGATAAAAATTTTTTAAATTTATTAAAACTTTCTGGAACTAGTTCCATTATAAACATTCCAATAAAAACTTTAAATGGAAAAATCATTGGAATACTAGGAGTAGACTACATTAGAGAGCAAAAAATTACAGAAAAATTTAAAAAAGATAGCATAGATTTTCTCAAAATTCAAGCCAGAATAATTGCAGGCTATTTATCATAAAATTAGACTTTTTTTATTTAAAAGGTAATATATAATATGTTATCTACATATTGCCAAGAGTGCGGAAGTAAAAATGAGTATACTTTTCAAAGGCCAAAATTTTGTGGAAATTGTGGTGCGCCACTAGATTCACAAGCAAAAAAAGAAGTTCAAAAAAATAGAGTAGCTCCTAAAAAAATAATTAATGCAAAAAAAAGAGTTGAAGAGATAGAAGATGAAGAAGGAACTGATGTTTATGAAGTTCCAGATATTACCAACTTCGAATACGAAGTGGAATATGATCAACCTAGAGATTTAACTCTCGGATCTTTTTTACCAAAAATAGAGAATGAAGCCCCTAAGAAAAGGAGGGGTAGACCACGAAAAAATGCTTCTAATAATGCCAAGAAAAAGAAAAGTTAGATATGAAGACATGTCGGACATTATTAATGAAGAAATTAGAAAACGAAAAAATAAATGGTTTTTAGATTCTGTTCCGTGGATTTCTTTTGAAGATGTCGAGCAAATAATAAGAGTACATATATATCAAAAATTTGATCAATGGGATCAAAAAAGAGAATTGAGGCCTTGGATAAATAAAATTATTACTAATCAATTCAAAAACATATTAAGAAATTATTATTTAAACTTCGCTAAACCTTGCGCGAGCTGCCCTTTTGATAACTCAGCAATCTCGGAAAATTTCTGTAGTTTTACAAAGTCTGGAGTCCAAGATTCATCTTGCCCTCTTTATGCTAAATGGTCAAAATATAAAAAAAATGCTCATGATGTTAAAATCCCATTAAGGCTTGACGGTATGGAATTTGAACAAGTTAGAGATTCCAATCCATCTCATTTCGATCTAAATAAGTGTATTGTAAGAGTACAAAAAGAATTAAAAAAAGAGCTCTCAGAAAAATACTACAATGTATACATTATGCTGTTTATAGAAAATAAATCTGAAGATGACATAGCTAAAGAATTAGGCTACAAAAGCAACGAACAAGGTAGGGCTGCTGGATATAAACAAATTAAAAATATTAAAAAAATGATTAAAGAGAAAGTAATTAAAATTATTAAAAATAAAGATATAATTTATTGAAATGAATTTAACCGAAGAACAGCAGAAATTTATAGACGATAATTTTCATAAAATACCAGATCTAATAGATCTTACTAGAGCTGTATTTAAAGATGGCACGATAGATGGCAGATCAAAGGAGGGTAGAGCCGTCAGAAAATATTTAGCTGACAGTCAAATAAAATACAAGACAACTAAAAAAACTCCAGTCAAACCTGTTGTTTTAAATGATGAGCAAAAACAGTTTATCATTCAATATGCAAACGATGGAATGAGCAGTTTTCAAATTGCTCAGATTATATTTCCAGAAAAAGAAATTAAAAATTTAGGCGTTGAGCAAAGAACTGTCCACTCTTACCTTAAGGCTCATAAGAGACAAGAGAGAGAACAAAGCAGAGATATGGCATCTTCTTATTCTGCTCCAGAAGATATGCAAGAGTGTATCGATTTAGTAAATGTCTATGCCAGTCAAGAATTGAAAATAGATGCCTTAAAAGCTATTGAAAGAAAGTCTATTGAATCGTTATACAAATTTTTAAGATCTCCAAGATTTAATCAAGTTATAAGTAACTATGGAAAAGTAGATGATCAAAATTTATTTGAAGCAGAATTTGTGAGAGCAACTTGGGACAAGCCAGATTTATCTGCAGATGAAATTAATTTATATATTAATGTTTGTGTCGATTATATTAATTTAAAAAACATTGGAGCTCATGTTGAAAAACTTAATAGAATGTTTGAAGATGCTGACGAGCAACAAGATATGACTGTAAGGTTAGCGGAACTATTAAAGACAAAAAGCGAAGAATATAATCAATGCGAAAAAAGACAAGAGTCGCTAATTAATAGGTTGGCGGGAGATAGGGCAAAAAGAATAGCTACAAGACAAGATAAAAATGCTTCTATTTTATCTTTAGTAGAGTCTTTCCAGAACGAAGAAGGAAGATCTCTCATGGTTAAGATGGCAGAAATGCAAAAACTTGCAGTTGGAGAAGAAGCGGCTAATTTTGAATCCATGAGTGAATGGAAGGCCAGGATTTTAGGAATATCAAAAAGCGATGTCATTTGAATGTAAAGTATGCGGCGAAACCTTTGATTCTGAAAAAGGATTGCATTTACATCTTAAAAAACACAAGATGGATCTCGCTACATACTATACGACATTCTATCCTAGAAAAAATTTATTAACTGGAGATCCTTTACCTTTCAAGAAAAAAGAAGATTATTTCTCTAAAGATTTTTCTACTAGAAGACAGTTAATTAAATGGTGCTTAACAGCAGATAAAAAGAAAACAAAACCTTATGTAATTAAAAAATTAAAAGAAAGAATAGAAGCTAAAAAACTAGAGAGAGCCCCTAATCATCTAGAATTAAAAATTGCAGGCTTACCAGACATAGATATTTACAAGCATTTATTTGGCTCATATTCTAATGCATGTGATCAAATTAAAATTAAACCTTTATTTGATAAAAGAATTGATAAAACTTTTTTTGATGATAGTTTTGATTTTGAGAGTCTGGAAATACTTATTGACACAAGAGAACAACAACCCTTGTCTTTTAATAAATCATCTGAATTGAAATTAGATTTTGGCGATTATACATTGGGTGGAGATAACTATACATATACTTATGTAGATAGAAAGAGCGAACAAGATTTTAAAGGAACTTTAACTGGAGGATTTGAAAGGTTTACTAGAGAACTAAAAAGAGTAAAAGATTTTGGATCTTACTTATATGTTGTGGTTGAAAGCGATTTAAATAAAATATATAAAAACAATAAATGGGGTCCACATAAATCTAATTTAAATTTTGTATATCACAACATGAGAGTATTAACTCATCAGTTTAGCGACTGTTGTCAATTCATATTCACAGGAAGTAGAGAAAATTCAGAAAAAATTATTCCAAAAATATTATATTTAGGAAAAAAATTATGGGGAGTAGATTTGCAATATTACATAGATAAAAATGGCTTGGATTGAAGGTAATCAAAAACGAAGAAAAAAGTCTAATATCAATAATGAGATATTAGGCATAAAAGGCTTCCTGGAAGAAGAAGAAGCTAAAGTTAAGTTGTATAAATTCTTAAAAGAAAACATTACTTTTACAACTAGTTTGCTTTCAGGGGTAGATCTATTTCCATTTCAGCATATGGCAATCAAAGCTATGTTTGAAACTGATTATTTCATGGGGGTATGGTCTCGTGGTATGTCGAAATCATTCACTACGGGTATATATGCATTCTTAGATGCGACTCTTAATCAAGGGGTCGAAATAGGTATTCTAGCAGCATCCTTCAGGCAATCAAAACAAATATTTAAAAAAATTGAAGATATTGCAGCTAAGCCTGAAGCCCGAATGCTTTCTGACTGTATTACAAAAAAATCTAAAAGTAATGATGAATGGTTAATGGAGATTGGAAGAAGTAGAATTAGAGCTTTACCTTTAGGTGACGGCTCTAAGCTTCGGGGTTTTCGATTTCATAGAATTATTATTGATGAGTTCTTATTGATGCCAGAAAGAATTTACAATGAGGTTATTGTTCCCTTTTTATCGGTAGTTGAAAATCCTACGGAACGAGAGGATTTATGGAATCTCGAAACTCAATTAATAGAAAAAGGGGAGATGAATGAAGAGGATAGATATGTGTGGCCAAACAATAAATTAATAATGCTTTCTTCGGCTTCATATAAGTTTGAATATATGTATAAATTGTACAGCCAATTCGATAACTTAATCATGTCTGACGATAAAAACCAAGATGATGCGACAAGATGCATTATGCAATTTTCTTACGATTGTGCTCCTAAAAGGTTGTACGATCAAAATCTTATCAATCAAGCTAAAGCTACAATGAGTCAATCTCAATTTGAACGAGAATTTGGCGCGTTATTTACAGATGATAGTTCTGGATATTTTAAAACTTCCAGAATGGCAGCTTGTACGGTGATAGACGGAGACGATCCTCATGTAGAAGTTAAAGGAGATCCTAAAGATGAATATATTCTGGCATTTGACCCGTCTTGGTCTGAAAGTGAAAGTAGTGACGATTTCGCTATGCAAATTTTAAAATACAATAAAGACAATGGATCTTCCACTTTAGTTCATTCATATGCGATGTCAGGAACACCATTAAAAGAGCATATTTTTTATTTCAAATATTTACTTGACAGTTTTAATATTATTGCAATGGTTGGAGATTACAATGGTGGAGTGCAGTTTATCAACGCAGTAAACGAAAGTCATTTATTTAAATCGGCGAACATCAAAATAAAAACAATGGAAGCTGATCTAGACAAGATGGAAAGTTATCGAGAAAATTTAAAAATTCTTAGAAATCAATATGACCAGAAAGATAAGAGAACTTTAATATTAAGAAAACCCACATCTGATTGGATTAGAAGAGCGAATGAATTGTTGCAAGCTAACTTTGATCATAAAAGATTGTGGTTCGGAGCAAGAGCGGTAGACGAATCTTACAACAAAGAAAGGTTAAAGAAAATACCCATAGACAAACTTAATTTTTTAAGAAATCCAGATGATTTAGGAAAGCAAAGCGGTTCTGCAAAAATGATAGAATTTATAGAGCATCAGTATGACATGATGAACTTGACAAAAAATCAATGTGCTTTAATTCAGATCACTACATCACCTCAAGGAACTCAAACATTTGATTTACCTATTGAATTAAAAAGACAAACTGGACCAGACAAAGCAAGGAAAGACTCTTACTCTGCTTTAGTGCTTGGGAGCTGGATGTGTAAGATATATTTTGATATGATGAATCAACCAAAAGAAGAGGTTTATCAAGGCTTTACTCCAATGTTCATAAGTTAACTTTTTAACTTTTGTAGACTTTTGGGGTAACTTTGTGTAATATCTATCGTGAAAGAAAAAAGAAAATACGAAAAAAGATCTGAATATTGGGATAAGTTTAAGAAAGCGGATAAGCCCATTGAAGATGTTATGAGCTTTCAGGTATCAGCAGCTGACACAACTCCTGCTACAGCTGGTCAACCTATATATGCAGAAACAGCTTTCGGCAATAGAAGGCAGGCATATTCTGGAGCAAACGGTTCCAGAAGAAATACTACCCATGCAACAATGAAAGCAAATAAGTATACCAATATTAGGAATGGTATGCTTCCATTCGATTACTCTGCTGACGGAACAAATGTTAGAGATGCAATCGAGCTGTGCCAAAAGGCATATGCAAACGTAGCTATCTTTCGCAATGCTATTGATATTATGGCAGAGTTTTCCAACTCAGCAATTTACCTTGAAGGAGAGAATGAAAAATCTAAAAAGTTTATAGAAAAATGGTTTGAAAAAATTGGTTTATGGAAATTGAAGGACCAATATTTTAGAGAATACTACAGGTCAGGAAATATATTCTTGTACAGGATAGATGGAAACTTTTCTGTTGAAGATTTTGCTAGATTAAATTATGTTTATGGTTCTGGTTCATTAAAGCCTGGAGAAATTCCAATTAAATATACTTTACTTAATCCTTTTGATATAGTTATTGAAACAGCAACTTCTTTTGATTCTGGAGTTTACAAAAAAGTATTATCAGATTACGAATTGGAGAGATTAAGAACACCTAAGACTGAAGAGGATAAACAGATCTTAAAATCTTTAAATAAAGACACCAGAGAAAAAATTAAACAAGGCTCATTCAATAGAGATGGATTAACTATTGAATTAGATGCTGAAAAATTACTTTATTCTTTTTATAAAAAACAAGACTACGAACCTTTCGCTATACCTTTTGG